TAAGAACATAATGGCGTTTATACGTAAACGTTCTCCTAAAATGAGTGAGGGTGAGTTAAACTATACAGGTGATTTTTTAGATCCTAATAGAAAATATACAAGAGAAGAAGCAAAAGATCTAGCCTACCAAAAAGGTCTTACGGTAAAGGCTGTAATAAATCAAGGAAGAAATTATCAAGGTTTGCAAAGGCAAAGACTTTCTTACAAAGACTACATGGATATGGATGAAAGTTATGTTGAAATACTCTTAGAGGGAGAGAAAAATACATACAGAGGAAAAGATATAATAGTTCAAGGATCTCATCACAATAGTAATACATTAGCTCATGCTAGGCTTAGTCTTCACGTTGACCTTAAAGAATATAATGATGCAATATACAAACATAGATCAGATTTTGCAGAAGATAACTTAGAAAACGGTTTTTTGTTGATAGAGGAATTACAAAGTGATATGCTTCAAAAAGTAGGTCAAAGGGGACAAAGGCCTACTAAAGACAGATTACCTATAAATAAAGACAAAGATTATTTAAGAAACTTAATACAGTCTATTTTTATACATGCTAAGAATAACAATATAAACAGTATAGTATTACCTCCTGTAAAAAAACTCAGAGAAAAAAGAGTTCGAGATCTACGGACTACTTCTAAGGATGCAGGTCAGAAGATGTTTGATATGACTTACAACAAAGCTTTCAGAAAAGCTCTAAAATCCTTACAAGATGAATACCCTAAAGGTACAATTAAAACTAGAGAAAAAAAGTTAAAGTTTATGGATGGCCCTAGTAAAGATACTATTAGCGACAGAGAATTTTATATGGCAATCCATGGTATAGAAGATCCTGATGTTCTAAGACGCTTGAATTTAAGAGACGGAGCTGATGATTATTTTTATGCACAGCATAGAGAAGAATATGCACAACAAGCGTTTGATAATTATGCTGTTCTTGATGAAGACATTTCAACTGAGACAGGCTTAGAGATAGACATATCTAACTTACTCATAGGCAATACTGTACCTCGCTTTAACGAAGGTGGCTTAGTTAAAAAGCCCGGATTAATGCAAAGACCCTCATAATGCAAATAAAGAAACTAGTAAACGACAAACCCTTATGGGATTCTTTCTGTGAAACTCTTGACGCTAAGATAGCACAGTCACACAAGAAGATGGAACAAGTTACAACTACAGATGAAATGTTTCGTTGCCAAGGCGAGATAGCAGGACTACGAAAACTTAAATACTTAAGGGATGAAGTAAATGGCAACTCCTAAACTAAGACCTAAGAATTTAAAAAAAGACTTTGACGAAAGTGTGCTTAGAGCAGAAGAGTTATCAAAAAAGAATAAGTCTACTTCAGAAGAGTTTGGTAATTTAGAACTCAGGTCAGACTTAGATGAACATATATCTTGGAATGCTTTGTCTAGATTAGGCTATGATCCTGATCGTATGCAACTATTAGATGCAGGTGAGGGTTATAGAGAAGCTACTGCACAGGCTGCGTATGCGCCTAGTAGAATGACAAAAAAAGGTTTATATGAGACTTTTATTAATTTTGATAACTATGAAGACTTAAGCCCTGATGATGTAATAGTAACACCTAATGTATCTGTACCTCGTGTAATAGCTCATGAATTTAGTCATAGAGGTCTTGACTTGATAAGAGAGCTTTACAATGAAGACCCTAAGTTCTTTAAAAATGTATACGGTAAAGATGCCGCTAATATTATGGAAACAATAGATGAAGAAGGTGTTGAAGAAGAACTAGTAGAATTGTTTGATGATCCATCCGACGATTACAAAAAAGATTTATACGGTAGATTTATTCCTACAACAGGTGCGTATGGTACAGTCACGGATTCTACAGATGAAATAGATAAAAATCTTTATCTAGATATAGACAGACCTTATGTACAAGATAAATTAAAAGGTAGTTCAGCAAAAGACTTAGGTTATTTTACTAAAGCACGTATGCAACGTCTAATACCCGGACATGTAGGTATATTACAGGCCGCAGAAGATTTACTAGAAGCAAAAGGTGAACCACCTATAGCAAGACAAAAGAACTTTTTACAAAAAATTATGGGTTTCGCTATCGGCGGCCTAGCAACAGAAGAAGCCCCAAGGAGCAACTCAATGAGCAGACAAATGGAAATGGCATTAACTGGTGGATCTAATGACGTAGACCCAGTAAGCGGAAACGAAGTTCCTCCGGGATCTTTACCTGAAGAGGTGCGTGATGATATAGACGCTAGACTCAGTGAAGGTGAATACGTTGTACCTGCAGATGTTGTTCGTTACTTTGGTGTGAAAGTCTTTGAAGATATGCGTAATGAAGCTAAGATGGGTTTATCTCAGATGGATGCAGATGGTCGTATAGGTGGAGAGCCTGTACCAGCCACACCAACAGAAGGCGGTATGGAGGGTATGCAGGACATAACGGAAGAAGATCTAGTCGCACTAGAACAAGCTATGGCTACAGGGGTAGCTGATGGTGGCTTGATGGATAAATTAGCTACTGCCGCTAAGAGTGATAAGTTAATCAATGCTCGTATGAACGCTAAAGGTATGTCTGTAGGTTACGCAGAGGGTGGCGCAGTTCAAGCTCCTCTAAACACTGATCCTACAAGAGTAGATGCTCTTATTGATAAGTTTATGATAGCCGCACAGAATAGCCCAGCGTTAATGCAAGAGCTTGCTAGTAGAGGTGTTACATTAAATACTACTGGTGCTAACATGAATCCTCAAGAGATGCAGTCAGCTAACAGTCAAACTGAAAGAGCTTTTAATACAGGTGGTGCATTAGGTTTTACACCTAGTAATTATGGCTTAGGTTTCTCTGTCTTTGGTGGAGGTTCAGGAGCAGGGTCTTCTCCGGTACAAGAAATCGAGACTATTATGGTTGAGTATTATAACCCTACTACAGGTGATACTATGATGATAGCTCATGATAAAGCTACTAACCAACCTACTCAAGTTGTACCTGCAGGTTATATAATAAGACCAGCAGGAACAGGCACTCCTGTTACTCCTGTTGATCCAGTAAAGCCAGAAAATAGAGACGACGATACTCGTAGTGCCTCTCAGAAGCTATTAGAAGAATCCATGAAAGATACAAAATGGATGGAAAGATATGACTATAGTAGCCCTGAAGGTCTTTATCAGACTACTAAGCAAGCTATGGAAGCTGAACTGGAAGCTCAACATGGTATAGTACAGTTCATCAGTAAGTTTGATAAGACTGGTATTATGGCTAAAAGACCTCAACTTATGATACTAGGTCAAACTAATGCACACATACGTATGTTAGAAAAACAAGGAAATACCTCTGCGGAAGAAATAAAAGAACTTAAAGATCTAGCCGCACAATATAAAGAACAACACGGATTAGGAGGCCCTCTTATGGGTCTAGTATCTAACGGTTGGGGTTTAACAGATGTAATTAATGATACTCTTGGAGATGACTTATTTGCTAATACTTCATCCTCAAGAACTAGTGTTGGTACTTCTTTTGATCCTGTAGGTTCAACTGAAGCACAAAGAACTTTAAGTTCTGATAGAGATAGAACAGTCAGTAAAGCAGAGTCTGACAGAATAAATAAAACTGTAGCCGCTATGAGAAATAAAAGTGGTAAGGCTACAGTAGATGCATCTAGAAGTCGTACAGATGCTAGTGGCAAAAGGGCTGGCGATGTAGGTTACGAGAGTGCCTTAGCTAAAAGAGCTAGACTAGCTAGAGAGAGTAGTTCTAGCCCTACCCGTAATACAAGCTCAAGAAATACTTCTAGTAATAACAATAACTCTAGTAACAATAACTCTTCTAAATATAGTGCAGGTAGAGGACGAACAGGTAACAGTAAAACAGATTGGAGCAAGTCCGGAAAGTATAATAAGGGCGGCTTGATGAAGAAGAAAAAGAAATAACTAAAAGACTATCCTATAAAAACTATAAGGCTACCCAGCTAAAAAGCTGGCCCCAACATAAAGGAAAACAATATGGCTGATTTAGAAACAATGGAATCTCCTAAAGTAGCAGGGTTTGTTGACCCTAACTATACCAATAAAGCTAATAGGAGACGTATAGAGCAAGAAGAAGAAGAGCTAGACAAGCTCATGAAAGGGGAACAGAATGAGGAAGATACTTCAGAAGATCAAGAACCTGATGGCGAGACTCAAGAACTTAGTGATGAATCTGCTAAGAAAGATGAAACGTTAAGTAGTGAAGAACGTACATACAAGAAACGTTATAGTGATTTACGTGACCATCTAAACAAACAGTCTGCAGAGATTAAACAACTACAGTCTAAACTAGAGAATGCTGAAACAAGCGGTACTCTTAGGCCACCTAAGTCAGACGAAGATATCGAGGCGTGGGCTAATGAGTTTCCTGATATTGCGGCTATAGTAGAAACTATTGCATCTAAGAAAGCAGAGGAACGATTCTCTGGTGCTGAGGCAAGACTAAAAGAGATTGATCGTATTAGTGAAGAAGCTACTCGTAGTAAGCTAGAACAAGAGATCAGAGCCATACACCCTGACTTTGATGAACTACGTGATAGTGATGCTTTTCACGATTGGGCTAAGAAAGAACCTAAGTGGGTCAAAGATGCTCTATACGACAACTCTGAAGACCCTGCGTCAGTTGCTCGTGTAATAGATCTATACAAGATGCACAATGGTTTAGATACTAAGTCTAAAAAGAAAGCTACTAAAGCGGCGGCTTCTGCAGTAGTAACTAAACGTTCTACTAAGCCTGACTCTAACGACACAGCAGGACACTTCAGCGAGTCTCAAGTACACAAGATGACAGCTATTGAGTACGAGAAAAACTCTGATGCTATCATGGAAGCAATACGTGCAGGTAAGTTTACCTATGATATGACAGGTGGCGCACGATAATTGCAAATAAAGTATTGACATCTATAGACTATAATGTATAACTATAGGTGTCTTTAACCTGTAGTAAGCCTCACACTGTGACTACCTTACTATTAAGACACTATCTCAATAAGTCTAAACATACCAATAATAAGACCTACCTGAATAAGTATAGGCCCGTGTAGTTTAACATTGTGACTGATCCTTACAACTTAAATATACATGCACCCTAGAAAGTACAGCCTCTTATCGGTTCGTTTAGCTTACTTAAAACTAAGCCAAACACCTAATGGAGGATTATAATGGCATTTGCATCCGCAAGCGGATATACAAACTTACCGAATGGTAACTTTAGTTCCGTAATTTATTCAAAAAAAGTACAACTTGCATTTCGCAAGTCCACAGTTTGTGGAGACATAACTAACTCTGACTATTTCGGTGAGATCGCTGCACAAGGCGATACAGTGAAAATTATAAAAGAGCCTGAGGTAAGCGTATCAGCTTATGCTCGTGGTACAACAATCGCTGCACAAGACTTAGCAGATGCAGACTTCTCTCTAGTTGTAGATAAAGCAAACTACTTTGCATTTAAAATCGACGACATCGAAGAAGCACACTCTCATGTTAATTTCATGGACATGGCTACCAACCGTGCGGCTTTCCGCTTGGCTGATCAGCATGACCAAGAAGTATTGGGTTACTTAAGTGGTTATAAACAGTCTGCTCTACATGCTAACGCAGGTGCAGTAAACAACGTAGTAAATGGTACTAAAGCTAATGCAGCGGCAGGTACAGACGAATTACTTACAGCTAACAAGCTGAAAAAAGGTGACTTCGGAAACATTACTACATCTTCAGCAGGAGATCACTCGATCCCAGTTGCGGCACGTTTACCCGGAGCAACTGCTCTACCAACAGCATACGTATCACCAGCAATGTTGATTTCACGTATGGGTCGTTTGTTAGATCAGAACCAAGTAGACACTGCAGGTAGATGGCTAGTACTTGATCCTATCATGATGGAAGTCCTTCGTGATGAAGATTCACGTTTGTTTAACGCAGACTTCGGTGAGTCAGGTGGATTACGTAACGGTCTAGTCTTGAACAACTTCCACGGATTCCGTGTATATACTTCAAGTAACTTACCTTCAGTAGGTACTGGTGCAGGTACAACAGGTACAGCTAACCAAAATGCTAACTACGGTGTTATCGTAGCTGGTCATGATTCAGCTGTAGCAACTGCAGAGCAAATCAACAAAACAGAAACATACCGTGATCCAGATTCATTCGCTGACATCTGCCGTGGTATGCATCTTTACGGGCGCAAGATCTTACGTCCAGAAGCGTTGATCACAGCTAAATATAACTTAGCATAATAAAACAATTTGAGGGGGCTGGCTTTATGTTAGCCCCTTTACGTACATTTAAAATCTCGTAGGAATTAACATGGCGACTTATATAAACCTAGTGAATGAATTACTTCGTCGTCTTAACGAAGTCGAGATTGGTGAAGCAGACTTTGCTACAACTAAAAACGTTCAGTCTCTAGCTAAAGATGCTATCAATTCCTCTATACGTGAAATACTACAAGATGCACAAGAGTGGCCTTTCACTTTAGTAACATATCAACAGACATTATCTTCTGGTACTAACACGTATGACTTCCCTTCTGACTTTTCAAAAGCTGACTGGGAAACTTTCTATTTAACAAATGCAGAATCTGCCTACCCTACACAACTACCTAGCATCTCTTACGAAAGTTATGTATCAGAAAAGAGAAGCTTAGATGATGTAGCTGGTACAGGCGGCTACAGTAAACCTACCACTATATACAAAACACAAAGTACTAAGTTTGGAGTTACTCCTCCTCCAGATGCTTCTTATGTTGTAGAGTATAGCTACTGGAAGTTCCCTGCAGATTTAACACTAAGCACAGATGTTTGTATAATACCCGACAGATTCCGACATGTAGTACTTGATGGTGCTATGATGTATCTTATGCACTTTAGATCTAATGAACAGTCTGCTCAGTTACATGCAGATAAGTTTAAAAAAGGTATAAAGACTATGCGTAGGCTATTAGTAGACAGTAAGGATTACCTAAGTTCTACTGTGATAAACCGTATGGGAAACTCTTTCTATAAGAATAATGTTTAGATGGTAGATAAGCTTAGCACATACCTGTCAGTTTGTACAGGAGGGTTGATCACTAACGTAGATCCCTTAACTCAAGCCTCTGGCTTATCTGGTAGTGCTATACGTATGATTAACTATGAACCTGCCCTAGCTGGTGGG